CCACCTTCTGATTTAATGCCTGTTTGTATAACTATATCATCAATATTAAAAAATGCAGAAATAGACCTTTTTCCCCCTTGCATCCTTTTCAATTTTTTAAGACCATCAAAATCAGTTAAATGAAATACTGTTGTACGAACTGGTTTTGGCCATATCCTTCTCATTATTGCAGGAGACAATGGAATCTTTAAATCTTTTAATCCTGCTCTTGGTAAATCAAACAACATGGTAGATAGACTCTCAGTCCATGCTGGTTTTCCTGCAATCTTAAATGGATTTACACCAATTTCTGTTAAGTATCTTTTAAATGATTTCACCCACGAACCTTTGCTGCTAAATCTTTATCTGCACCACCCCATGTTCCTTTACTCTTTGTAACGAAACTATTGACTCTTGCAAATGCCCATTGTTGTGCAGTAGTTCCTGGCCTATGTCCTGTCTTGTAAGCTGCCATTCCTCTATCGTAAACTTTTTTCAAGATACCATAAGGCATTCCAGACTTTTCGGCTTTTGTAACAAGTCCTTTAATCTTTTCATTTAAGTTTTCTTCTCCATACATCTGTTTATACTTCTTGGTATGCACAGATGGTTTGGTCTTCGCGGATGCATCGCCTGGAGCTGGCCCTTTTTTCTTTTTCTCAAAGTGTCTTGCACGTGCAGCTTTTGTGGACTTTGCCATGTCACCTGCGTAATACTTTGCAGGTTGTGTTCCTTCTCTATCTTTTATTTCTTTGTCTTGTGCAACTTCATTTACTGGAACACAGTTAGGCACCATCTTATCACCCTTTTTCTTCATACCGACTTGTTTGTATCCATCCCAGCAAGGCCCTTGTTGTTCTTTTATTCTTTTACCATCTTTGTCATACTTACCTGACTTTTTCTTTGCAATGGCAATCGCTGCTTGTTGAGCCCTACTTACGGCTTCTTTGAATTCTTTAAATGTTTTCATTTGCCTAACTCCTTCTTAGCAACTTCTTTTGTATATGTTTCTAAATCTGTAGGTGTATCCCACACTTTTACTTTCCACCCCTGAGACTTTGAAAACTGCATTAATTCATCTTGTTCTGGTGTTAAAGAATTCTTGCCGTCTTTTAGTTTTAGTTTGAAAAAGTGAGCTATCTTAACCTTAAAGTTATTGACTACTTGTTCATCCCACGATTTTTTAGTCTCTCTTTTCTTTGCATAACTTAACATGGCTTCACTAAATGTTTTAATGTTTTTCTTGATAACTTCTTCCATTCCATCTAGATAATCTTTTATCATTAGTCTCATAGTTTTACCATCAACTTTTCTTTTTGCCTGGTGCCATAGTTGAAAGTCTGTCATACTATCTTGAAACTCACCTCTTTTAAGATACTTATTAACCAATTTTGAGAACATTGTTTCAAGGTCTTTTTCTACTTTTTTAAAATCTGTAAACCTTGAAGCTTCTTCAAGGTCACTTGTAGTTGTATATCTTCTACCAACTCTATCAACACGAGACATCACATCACCTTCAGCAGATAAAATAACATCTGCGTCCATCTCTAATACAGAATGAACACCTCCTTGAGTTACGATACCAACTTCCATATACCTACCTTGCATTGAAAAAAATGCAGATATTTGTCTTTTCTTTCCTTGAAGTTTTACTATATTCCTAACACCATCTCCATCTGTTGTATGAAATACTGTTGCTCTAAGTGTGTCAGGCCAGATTCTTTTATACATAGATGATGATATAGGAATCAACAATCGGTCATAACTCTTTACAAATGGCATGAATAACAAATCTGATAGACTAGATCCTGCCCTTTCGTTTAGATATCCCTTAAAGGTTTTCACAACTTTATCCTTTGAATTTTTCTATCTATGTAATCTGTCATATCTCCATAATCATCATATATTTTAAATGGTAATCCCTCTATATCTTCTGCATCTTGATACTCATCTGCATAAAGTGGGCTAATATGAACCATCTTTATCTTAAAATTATTTACCACCAATTCATCCCAATATGGTCTATCTCCACTATCTGGATCTTCATCTTGAATTCTTTTCTTAGTATAGGCGGTTAATAGGCTTCCTAATGCTCTAGAATTCTTTTTCATAACACCTTCCATACCATCAAGATAATCTCTAATTATAAGACTCAAAATTTTTTTATAATAATGTCTTTCATCACCAAGTTCCACCCACGCTGCAGCTACAGTAGGTTCTGTTTGATTTGGATACATAGAATGTGTCTTAATAATTTTCCACAACATTTTCTCAATATCTTTTTCCATTCCCCTGAGTTTTGCTTTACCACCCAAGCCTGGCATAGGGTCAGTAGGAGAATTTGTAAGTGATTGAAATGTTACCCATCTTCTTCCTGTTTTATCTGGTTGACTTGAAAGGTCATCTTGTGAAGCAATAAGAATATCTGCATCCATCTCTACAATAAATCCACCTTCCGATTTAATACCAGATGATATAATGTAAGGGTCAATATTAAAAAATGCAGAAATAGACCTTTTCCCCCCTTGCATACCTTTTAATTTTAGAATTGACCCTTCATCAGTCAAATGAAATACTGTTGTACGAACTGGTTTTGGCCATATCCTTCTCATTATTGCAGGAGATAATGGAATCATTATATTTTTCAATCCACCACCTCGCAAGTCAAACAATAAGGAAGATAAACTTTCAGTCCATGCTGGAGCTCCTACTATCTTAAATGGGTCTACACCAATTTCTGTAATGTATTGTTTAAAAGATTTCATTAATTGTCAACCTTCGCTCCTGCTCTCCATTGAAAACACGACCAATATCCAGGCGTTGTCTTATCCTTTTTTTCATCACAATTATGTCTTGCACGAAAAGCTTTTCTTCTCTTAGGGTCATCTCGTTTGATTGACAAATTTGGGTCACCAAAACGAACTACCACGACCTTTCCTTGAGCATTCTTCACATAAACCTTAAACTTCTTTTTAGGGTTTTCATTTGTGCGAATAGGGTCATTTAATTTTACTTCTCTACCTTGATACTCTGCAGCTTCCACTACATGATCATAACATTCATCGCAACACTTTTCTGAATATTCTTTAAATGTTTTCATCCCTTTGACCAGTTTTTTGCAGCGTTAAAATTATTTTGTGAAAATTCCAATCGGTCAACCAGTTTGACTGCTTTTCCTACTTTATCTATTGCAACGAATCCTTCAACATTCGTAGTTTTAAATCCCTTTGGTGTTTTAATAAAGGTATCTGCTACTCCCTTGGCACCCTCTAACTTCTTAACAATCATATTCTTCGCACTTACTAATAAGTTTTGCATATCAAATATTCTGACCAGTTGACCTGCATTTGAACGAAAGTATTTCATTATTCTATCCATACTTTCTTGTTTGACAGCTTTGTTTTGTGGTCTTTTTATTTTATCTACATCTTTCTTTTTCTTATCGTAAATATATTCTATCAAACCTTTTGTATGCATTCTTGTATTAGTAATCTTCTCACCAGCTCTGACTTTTGTGTTATTGTATGTCTTAACTAATATCTTGAGTTCTTCATCTTGTGATAACATTCCAAGTATACCAGAATCTAATTTACGAAAAGTCTTACCTGCATCTGATAGAATACCAGTTATCTTTTTAGTTTCTTCTTTATTAAAATTGATTGTTCCAGAAGTATCTTTGTAATTTGCATCTGAAAACCATACACCAGAATTCTTACTTAATCCTCTTAGATTAACATTGAATGAAGCTGACATATCTTCCATTGTCTTTCCACTATATGTTGTGTGAAAGACAATCCCCATAGAAGATTTTAATATCTGTGATGCACTTTCCATTGGAATTGCATAAACGATAGTATTTGGTTGGAAAGTTATATATTGCTTTCCATCTATGGTTTCTTTTTTTAAGTCATCCTGAGTGAACATCATATCACCTTGAATGACATCTTTGATACCTAATTTTGACAGTTCGGTGAGTGCAACCTTTAACTTTTGGTTAAGACCAGAGCTCGGATGATTCCGATCAATGTCATCTATTGTATAATTGATCTTCGCATTCTTATTGAACACTCCTTTGGTGCCCACAAAGAACTGGTCATTCTCAGGGTTAATTCCTGCGAAGATGGCTGGGGCGCCATCCCACTTTACTGTAACATTAACGCTGGATTTTGCATTTCCAGCGAGCATATCTCTTAGGGATTGGAGGAAGTTAATTGCTCCTCGCGTTCCCACTACACCATTATTTAGAACTTCATCTTCTAGATGTTCTAAATGTAAATTCTTCTCTTCTGTAAGGAATCCGTCAAATGTTAACATTATCGTTTCATCCTACTGATTGTTCCCTCTAGTGATTCGTATTTTTCACCATACGTTTGCATGTTACCATATACTTTTTCATTTGCTTGTTTCATTTTCTCCGCAAAATCTGGAGCCATAGCCATGTCAAATCTCATTGATCCTCCACCATATCCTATACCATCCTGTCTAATTACTATACTAGCAACTCTTAATCTTTCCTTTCCAGCTTCACCCT